ACGAACAGGCCATTCTCCCGGTAGTTGACGGGAACCGACCAAGCCTTGACGGTCGCGTTGGCGGCGACCACCGGCAACAACACGGTCGTCTTGACTCCGTTGACCGTGACGACCAGAGAACCTTTTTCAATTTTCATTCAGTGCTCCTTGTGAGAGGGATGGGCGGCCCGCTCGGCGGGCCTGCCCGGTTACATGACACAGGTCACATGACCCATTACACCTTTGCGAGGCGGCCGCCGATGCTCGCGCTCGAGTTCGACGCGGCGTTGCTGACGTTGAGATAGAACAGGCCGGCGCCCGCGCCGTCGCCCCAAGAGCCGCCGTGGTAGGCGACGCAACTGGGGCTCTGGTAGAAGTAGTCGCCATAGGTTCCGTTGCCGGCTGTCGCGTTCGTGGTTTCGGCGGCGAAGACGGTTGCCAGGTCGTAATCCGTTCCGGTGGCGGTTGCCATCGTGATCGGGTAGTTGCTGGTCGGCGCCGTCAGGCTGGTGGTCTTGTAGGTCTTGTTGCCGTTCTTGTCCCACACCATGAACTTGGAACTGGCGTCAGTTTGCAGACCATCCACCATCTGCCAGACGTTGCCCCACAGGCCGACGATGCCGCGCCAGGTGGCTTGTGCGACGGTGGCGTTATCGACGGCCAGCGCAGACGAGCCGGAGACATGGCCTTGACCGACCAGCGTCTGGCTGTCGGAGCCGCCCATTTCGATCAGCGCCAGTGTCTGGATCGCGGAAAGCTGGTAGATATTCCAGAGGCCAAAGCCGGTGACGCCGCCGGTGTTGCGGTTGTTGGCGCGGGTCTGCATGGTCGGGAAGTCGATGGAGACCAGGGGCGTGTTTCCGGCGACGGAGCCCAGCTTGGTGCCGCCGTCGTTCGTGCCTTGGTACTTGCCCACCCAGAACTGGTCGATCTGCGCCCCGGCATTCATGAAGGCCGGATGTACCGAGAAACCGGAGACGGGCTGGTCGGAAACCATCCAGTAGCGCTTGCCGGCATAGGTGCCAGACGGGACGGTGCCGGTCTTCAGGTAATACTTCGGCACCTTCATCATGGCCTGGCCGTCGATGGTCTGCGCAACCACGCCCGCATACGTCGGGTGGTTGTTGAAGGTCGCGGCCGTGGTCGTGATGGCGTTGAAATTCTCGTCGACGCGCTGCCAGGTGCCAGCGCCGCCGCCGGTGGCCGTGCAGACAATGCCGATGATCTGGGCAAATTGCTGCTTGGTCGTGAAAGCGATGTCGGAAGACCACTCGGACGCGCCCAGGCTGGTGCCGGTGTGGCGAACGCGCATCACGTACTGGGTCTGGCCGGCAACCAGGACGCCGGCCGGCACCGTGTAGCTGGTCTTGTTCGTGGTGCTCGCGCCGGAATCGTGCAGCGGGGCCGCCCAGGTGCCGCCGGCAAGGCGAATCTGCCACTGGCTGGAGGCATGGGTATCCGCGCCGCCGGTCGTGGCGAAGGCGGACGATTGCAGCGTCGGCTGTTCCGGGACTTCGGTCTGGCCGTTGGTCGGCGTGGTGACGGTCGGGGTATTGACGTAGGCGTAGCTCGCCTTGGTCGTGAAGCTGGTGATCGTCGCCCAATCGGACACGAGGCCGGCAACGTCCTTGACGCGGGCGCGGACGTAGAAGGTGGTATTGACGGCAAGCACGCCAGCCGGAACCGAGTAGGTCATGGCCGACTTTTCGCCAGAGTCGTGCAGGACGCTGGCAAAGGTGCTGCTGGTGCTGATCTGGAACTGCGCCGTGGCGAAGGCGTTTCCGGCCGGGCTGACATAGTTGGAGGCGGTCAGCGTCGGCGTCTCGATGACGTTGGTCGCACCGGTGGCCGGGCTGCTGATCGTGGGCGCGTTCGGGCGCATGAGCGGATTGACGTAGCCGACCAGGCCGGTTCCCGATCCCAATGCAACGATGTGGCGAACGTCAATTTCTTCGCCAACCGTGGCGATACGCAGGTATCCGTCGCCTTTCATGGGCACCACGTACTCGTAGTCGGCGAATCCAGAAGGGACGCCGCTCGTGCCGCCGCCGGATCGGCGAACCGACCACGACCGTTCGGTCCAGGCTGTCGTGAAGGCGTCGCGGAAATAAAGCTTGACCTCGCCGGCGCTCAGGGTGCGGCGAATAACGACGGCGCTCGACGTATTGCTTTCGCCAAGGTTGATCGCCTTCGAAATCCATTGCGCGCCAATCTTTGCATGCGCTCCGGCGCCGCTATTTGCGACGAGCGTAGATCCCGACAGCGTGTCTCCAGCGCCCCAATTGCGGGTCAGATTTCCGGCAAGGCGGATGCGGGTGCCAGAGAGAATCGCGGAAACGCGGATCATGTCCACGGCCGCGTCGTTGAAGATCAGGTAGTCCTCGCCGATCTTGACGTTTGACGTGTCGACGACATCCAGCGAGTCATCGCCGATCACCCCGGAGGTAATCGCAACGCCCGGATGGTTCTGAAGGCTGTACCCTGCCGAAAACAACTCGAATTCGATGCGGCGATCACGGTACAGCCAGTCGAGCGTCACGGCCGACTGAACAGATGTCGCGGAGCCCAGGCCGCTCAGCGTGCTGCTGATTTCGCCAACGCTCTTCAGGATGTTGCTGACCACTTCGGATAGGCTCGCCTTTCCTTGGCGGGCTGCTTCGATTTCGGACTTCGACGCTTCGGCGAGTCCCTTCAGATACTTGGTTCGCGCGCCGAGTTGTTTGTGCGGAAGATTATCGACGCCCTCGGGGCCGCCGGTGATTGCGTCCGTGGTTTCGAATTGGTAAATGCCGCTTTCCCAAGCCGTGCCTTCAGTGATGTTTGCCATTTCGTTCCTTTAATGTCAATAAAAAAGCTGCCACGTACCCGACAGGGACAGATCGGCGTCTTTCACGAGAATGCCCCCACGAACTTTTCGCGCGTGAAGCAACCCGCTTTCGGTGATGAGGCCAAATTCCTGAATCGCCATTCCATTGGCCTCGCTTGCCGCAAGCGAAAAATTGAACCGGATAGAGTTCTTCGTGGGGTATGAGTGGCCGTCAAAAGCCTTCAAGAATGGCGTGGTCAGGGCAGTGTTTTCGGGGATTGCGGTAGCGCCGCCGACCCCAAAGCCAATCTTGCTGATGTGCAAACCAGCGCCATCGCCGCCGAGCAAGTGAACAATGTTTTCACGGGACTGATCGACGATCAGGTTGTCGTCCTCGAAACGCTCGACGAGCCGCCCGGCGCGATAAACAAGTAGGGAGAAGACGCCTCGTGCCGGGAAAATTGGTTTGTCAGATAGGTGCATTAGGGGGTCGCCTCGACGCGCATGGATTGGGGCCAGTCTATTGTCACGACACAGGTCAAATTCGCTCAACGCTCGTCACTTGACCGGAATATGTCACTGGCTGATGAACGACTGCCCCGGCATAACTCACCGCGCCGGCCAGGCGGTCCGTGTGGTTGTAGCGTAAGGAACCGTCTCGGCGAGCCGAACGAACGTGCGTGCCGTCGTGAAGCTGCGCAACGGGCGTTCCTCGCAAATGAATGCCATTCCGGGCGAATCGCCGGGTTATGACAAGGGAGCCGTCATCAAGCCCGGTGTGGCGGAAACCAGACCGGCCAAGGGTGCCGTTGCGAGTTGTAAGGCCATCAAAGGCAGAAGGGACGGCGAATTCATCGCTGCAGGTAACGGAAATTGATGCCGCCATTGAATCCGGCGCACGGCTGAACCGAATTCCGCTCCCGGCCCTCCACCCTCGCCGGTCCAGTGACCCGTCTCGCGCGCCGTTGAGGTAGGTGATCGGCAGCATGGCGCCACGCATTACAGAGCCATTGTGCAGCGGAATCGGAGGGGTCGATACGTCAGAAAGAGCCTCGTGCGCGTTCAGCGTCACGTCGTCAGAGTACGGCCCGGCCACATCCGACATGAACCCGGACAACTGCACCTGGCGCAGCCGAGTACCGGCGTCGCGGAACTTATCGATGGCCGACCGGATGCGCACCATCAGGTCTGAAATATTCTCGGATGACAGCAGATCGAAGTCAGCGTTCACGTCGAACTGGCCGTAAAAGCTGCGCACAATTGGCGCGCGCGCTCGAGTGCCGTCAAACCGGGTGAAGCCGTCTCGCTGAATGCCGGAAAATACCGAATCCATGGGGGCGTCTGTCACTTCTGACTTGAATCCGCCGGTGGCCGCCCCTATCGCCATTTCGATGGCGATGTTGTTTCCGCGCGGAAGCAGCGATTCCGCGATGATTCGAGGACCATATATCGCGTCCGTCTCGCCGGCCAGCCGGCGAATCCCGAAGTAACCGCCCCACTCGTCCAGCCATTCAGCGTCTGCCGATGGAATGGACATCTGGTCGACCATGCTGCCTATCTGGTTTCGCGACTCGGTGAGCTCTGCGGCCAAAGGCTCCATGTACGCCCAGACAAGGCTGCCGAAGCCATATAGGCAATCGCCATTGCCGTCGTTTTGATTCGCAGCACCATCGAGCAGGACCAGTGCCGAAAGATGGCTTTCTGGCGCCATGTACTCGACGGAGACTGACGCCTTCGACGACAAGAGCTCGGCCAGGGACGCGATGGTGTAATCCGCCAAGGAGACGGAAATTGATTCAATCGCCGTGACCAGGACAAGGGTTGCGTCCTCAATGCTCCAGGAGAGCGACCCAGAAGACCGAACGCGCAGCGCGATGAACCGATCAGGGCTCTTCGACAGTATCTGGTGCGCGTAGTTGAGCAGCTTTTCGGTGAGTTTCATGTGATCGCCATCGTTCCGGGGATAACCTTCTGCGAATAGGAGACAGTCACATCAGTCGCCGGCAAAGACAGCGTGAAGTTGTAGACTCCCTCGATAGACATTGCGGCCGAAATCAACTCGGAACGAATTGCCGCCTCACCGATGCCAAGGCCTGTCAGGTACTCGCTGATCGCAGCGCCGACGAGAGGCGCCAAAGAGGCGGACGAATACCTAGGCAAAGCGGCCACAACCCCCGTGACATCTACCGAGACATTCTCAGCAGCCCCAATATCAACCCGCACGCCTGCGGCTTTCCACCCGGGCACAGCCGTTCCGTCATCGGCGTAGTAGCCTTTCATCACCAAAAAGGCCTTGCTGATCAGATCAGCAGACGCGCCGCTCGCGCCGTTGTGAATAAAGCACTGAACCCAGGCGACCGGCTGGTTAATATCGTGAGCGAAAGGCTCGTAGACTGTCGAGAACTTGACGTACTCGGTCACCATGCCGTTAGCGTCGTAGAGCGCGGTCGAATTCAGCCCATACTTGAGCGAGGCGACAGTCCCGTGATTTAGCGTGGCAATGAAGGCGGAAAACCGCAGCTTCCTGCTGGCATCGCTCTCGATGTCGCTGCCATTGGTGAAAGCGCCCTGATTTATCGCGGAGACAAACCCGGACGGCGGCGAGCTCATGGTGAAGCTGATGCCGCTCCCGATATTGGTAGAGACGCCCGAGGTTTTCGCGGAGACGAAGATATCGGCGAAGGTTTCGCCGGCAGGAATCGTCACGTTTGAGGTGCTTCCGAACGACAGCGACAGCGAGGCCGGCGTGAAGACCGTTCCCGAGGGAATCGTAGTGTCTTGGGTTGATACGCCAATCGTAACGCGCACGATGCCGCTCGACGGCCGCGCGGGAAGGATGCCGAACTCGAATGAGTTGTAGATGGCGACCGGGATAGCCTCCTTCAAGCCGATCCACATCTGCTGATACAGTTCGTCGATTTCGGCGGCCGGCGACTCGAACAGCGTTCGAGCAACCGACCCCACTCGGAAATCGGTCAGCTTGTCCTGAGTGGCCTTGGCGCGATTGGTCATCGCCAGGATGATTGACGCGAAGTCGCGGATCTGAAAAGCCATTAGATTAGAATCTCCAAACTCAGGTCTTTGCCGTCAATCGGCTGCGCGGTCGCGCTAATGCGGATCGAGTCGCCATCGGCGACGGCGACGCACGACAAGACGGTTTTCACGCGGTCATCTTCGAGCAGCGCGGATTTGACGTAGAAGGCGGCCAGAGCCAGTTGCGCGGCGCCCAATTTCACGCCGCGAAGTAGGCTCACCCAGCAGCCGTACTCCGGCGAGAATCCTTTGGCGCGCTTTTCAGTGACGACCCGGCGAACCAGGGCGATCTTCAGGTTCTGGAACCCGGAAATGATTTGCACATCACCATTGGCGATCAGGATTGCGCCATTACGGTCGAGCGACACGTCGACGCCGAACGTCTCTTTCTCGTCAGGATCGATGCCGGCGCTGAGCATCGGCACGGCGATCTTCGCGCCGGACAGAAGGACGCGATCACCAGCCAGCAGCGGGTCGTCGGTGATGAACGGCGGCAACAGGTCGTTCAGCCAGATCAGGTCTGTCCAGCGCGCGGAGTCGCCCAACTCGCGCAAGGCAATCGCCTGCAGCGTGTCGCCCCAATTTGTTTCGACGTAGCGGACGGTGACGGTGCTCACTGAAAACTCACGCCGGACGCGATTGAGCCGGCCGTTGCCCCGGCCGTCGCCAGTGTCGTCGTCGTCGGGTCCATGTTGGCGCCCTGGCTGACCGCCGCCGCGCCGCTGTTGGTCACCGCGACCGTGGCCTTGTCAGTTTTCAGCACGGCCGCAAACGTGTTCGAGGACACGTAGCTTGAAACGGCATGGCCGCCGGATGTCGATGCGCAATTGCCTGAACCGTAGATGTCGTAATCAGGCAAGAAGGTGCGCTTCTTGAACACGTTTTTGAGAACGCACATCATGTTGGTATAGGCGCTGCTGAGCGCCTGGAACTGCGCTTTGATCTGCTGCGGCAAGGTGGTCACCGCTGCGACGGCTTGCGCGATGTTCATCCCGGCCCGCATGATGTTCTGAGCCATGCCGATGAACTCGCCGACGACGCCGCTGACGACGCCGACGATGGATCGAACGGCCGAAATGACGGCTCGAGCAATGCGCGCGGTCAGTGCGACGAATTTTGCAATCGCCGCCTTGATGGGGGCGAGCACCGACGAAACCATCGTTTTTATGCTCGTGCAGAAGGCATCGAGCTTGGCGACAGAGGCCTCCAGGCTTTCAATCGCCGAGAGCGCTTGTTCTTCAGTGCTCGGCTTGCTCTTTGCCTTTTCGCTGCCGTGGTCGCGCAGCATGTGCATCGTAATGGCGTATTGAGCCAGGAGCGGACGCGACTTGTTGCGCTTCAGGACGAATTGCTGCGGAGCGATCACCCAATTCAGGTTATCAAGGCCGTCCGAGAGGATCAGCAGCACCTTGTCCGGATCCTGGCCTGACTTGGCAACCTCGTCGCGCAGCCGGTGCCATTCGGTAAAAACCGTCTTGTGCAGCTTGGCGAAGTGCTGGTACCCGTCATCGTCGCCGCCATTGACGCGCGGGCCGCCCCATCCGGTCACTCCGGACAGTGAAATAGTCTTGACGCCTTGCCCAAAGGAGTCCGCCCAGGCGCCGTCTTCGCCGAAAGTTTGCGTAATCGCCAGTCTCGACGGGTAGGCGATGGACAAATCTTCAGGACGAACGAAGAGCGGGAAAACTTCGGGCGCTCCATCGACTGCCGTGTTGTGCAGCGTGAACGCAATGGGGCGCGCATCAGTTTGTAGCGAGTCAGGAGTGGAAGAGATTGCCATTACCTGATGCTACGGTCACGACCTAACCGGCGAAGGTATCCCCGCTTCCCGTTGCGGCGTGGCCGCAGGTTGCTGCATCACCTTGGCGGCAGACTGGAATGCCGCAAGCGAACACGGTCGCCGAATGTCCTGACATGACCGGGCCGGAATGAGGCGGCAGGCCATGCCCGGAAACCGCTGCCCCCTCGACGGCCACGTTGCAGCCATTGACAAACACGGTCGGCGCCAACACGCCAACAATCGTGCCGCCGGCAGAATCCTCACCTACCCTGGCTATTCCTGGCATGTCAGTTCAGATCAATCTTCGAGGCTTTGACCGCAAAATTGCCGCCCGCCTCGATAGCGATGTCGCCGCCAGCCGATAGGGCAATGTCACCCCCAGAAATCAGTTTCGTATTCCCGATGTTCTGAATCGTAATATTCCCATCCGGGTCGATATTGATCGATGCCTTCCCGCCAGCTTGCTCGACGTGGATATGGACGGCGCGGCCAGTATTGCGCGCGATCTTCCAGATCGAGTCGTAGTCTTTGCCGGTGAGGTCTTCGTGGGCAGGGCTCTCGGCAATCCGGACAAAGGCGCCAGACGGATGCGCCAACTCAATGTTTCCGGCGGCGTCGATGGTGTGATAGACATCGGAGGCGTGCCGATCAACACGAAAGTCCGGACGCGCGAACAGGCACTCGGCGACTTCCGGGAACAGGAAGCCAACGACAAAGGGGATTTCGCGGTAGTAGCTGATCGCCGCGACGATATCGCGCTTCCCTGTGTTTTCCGAGTCGTAGCCGTTGGCCGCATCGGGAAGGTGCAAGTCGGCGACGCCGGTCTGCCCGGTCGCCATTTCGGCCAGGACGCGAACGGCAGACAGCGGCGCGCCGGTGCGCAAAACCACCACGTCGACACAGTTTGATTCCGGGTGGATGGCAACCACCTTCGCCAGTTCTTCGATCACTTCACGCCCCCAAGGTCGCGCCGCGCGAGGTCCGGCGCCTTGTCAATCCCTGCCGACAAGATGAATCCGTTGCCGCGCTCGACCTGTGCGGTCGTAAAGAACCCGGCGCCCGGGATGTACTCTTGCGAAACGGACGGCACGTAGTAGGTAACCGTCAGCCGGGACGAGTGCTTGACCCGAAGGCGCAAGCCGGCGCGCAGCTTCTCATTGCCCTTGAGCCGCAGGCTTCCGCGCTCAAAGACAGATGCGCCCTTGTTGAGCAGGAAAAGGCGCTCGCGCCGTCCAGCTATCCAGTTCATGCCTTTCGCTTCTTCTGCCGCACGAAGCTCTTTCTTCTCGTCGTCGCCCATGATCAGAGACGGCTCGTTGAGCAACGTGCTGGCCTGCAGCCGCCGCACGCCAAAGAAGGTCGCCTCTTGGTTCAGTTCCGTCATGCGCAGCGGGTTGCCGGAAGCCAGCGCCTGCGAAGAAAGGCGGTAGGTTGGCTGATCAATCAGGACGGTTCGAGCACTCTCGACTTCAAAAATGTTGTAGACGCCGGCGTCACCGCGCGAGAGTTGCGAGCTCGTCACGTCGCCCAGGCCGATTTCGACCGCATCGGGTAAGGTTTCAATGCCATCGTAGGCCAAGCCATCGCCGCCCCAGCATGGCTGCGGGCGTGCCACCAGAACCACATTGGCGCCAACGTCCTCGACATACAGTTCGTTGAATGGCCCAACATCAAGAAAGGTTGCCAGAAGCTGATAGAAGCTCATGTCCTGAGCGCCGCCGATGCCAAACGGCGACACAGCCCCGTCAATGCTAACCTTCTGGCTGATCTCCTGCGGCATGCCGCCGCGCTGGTCCGCAAGCGCTGTGATTTGCTTCAGATAGGGGTTGATCACCTTTTCAAGCACCAGGGACATGAACCCTGCGGCGCTCATATTCTTCGCATCGCCCGCGCCAGCCCACTTCTGGAAGAAATTCAATTCGTGCAGGATGTTGTCTCCGACCGCCGAATTGTTCAGGTAGAAGACCTGGATGATTTGCAGCAGCTTCCCGTAATCCTGGCCCGAAACGACGATTGAACGCTGCGGCATGCCGTTGGTGATCGTTTCTGACTTGGTGATTTGAGAGACAAAACCGCGCATCAGCACCGGCGGCCAGTCAGTAGTGCCGTCCGGCGCGCGCGCCATGCGAATCTCGATCAAGTCCATCGGCTCGATGAGCGCGTCGAGGGTTTCGAGCAGAGGAATCCCGTCATGGATATATGGGCGAGTCGTCAAGCTGATCGAGAATGACCCGGCAGGCTCGCGCACGCTCTTCTGAGTCCGCACGCCACCATCGGACAAGTAGGGCGTCAGGTCGAGGATGCGCGGCGTCTTGTAGCGGCTCGCCGCCGCCGGCATGGTGCCGGTGATCACATCTCGCGCGCGAGTCTTGATCAGGGTGATTTTGACCTTGGGCTGATAGACTTTCATCCGCGCGACATTCCGGCGCTGGTTTGCTGGAACCCACTCAATTCGACGGCCTTCTTCTCGGTGCGGCCGTCAGGGTAGTTCACGTTCAGATCTACCGATCCGCCGACCTTCGCAATCTGGTTGCCGGCGATGGCCGGGCGTGCGGCGTCGGGTATTTGCTTTTCCCGGTACGCGGCGATTTTGTCCGTGTACTCGGAGGTTTCCTTGTTGCCCCACTTCGACTCATCCCAGCCGCCGTTATAGGCCTTCTGCGCCTTATCGTTCGTTTTGAATTTGCCCAGATTCTCCTGCATCATCAGGCGATGAGCCTCAAGCTGGTCCGCGCGAGTGGCTATTTTCCGACCCAGCCGCGCTTCCATGACGCCCTGCTCTCGCGGCATGATTTGCCCAAGACCCTTTGCACCTCTTGGCGAGACGGCGTTGTGGTCGCCTTGGCTCTCGACCATGATCTGCGCTTCAGAAGTGCCCGGGGCGGCGCCAAGCAGACGGTCTGTTTCGGCCAAATACGCCTTCTCGCTGTCCGAAAGCCCACTGCCTTTCGCTGGCTTCCGGCCAAGATTGGGCTTAATGCTCGGCGTGCCGGCGGGGTTTCCGTCACCACTATTCAGGACGGCCTCATGCGCTGCGCGAGGATCAATCGCAGACGGCGGATTGCCTTCGGCGGCGATTTCCTTTTTTATATCAGAAGGCGTTATCGCATTGGCTCGTCTCTCGCGCTCTTTTCGTAGCGCGTCAAGCTCTTCCTTCTCTCCGTCAAAATTAAAGCTGTGCGCCTTGCCAATGGCAGCGCTTCGCTCCTTGAACTCCTTCTCTGACATCGGCTGGATTCTTCCCTTTGCCATCGCCTTGTCGTGAACTGCTTTTTTTGCAGCATCATTAGGAGCCTCGTCCAAATTTTTCTGATACTCCTTGTTTGCCTGAAATTCTTTCATTTCTTTAGAAAGACCGCCGAATATTGGCAAATCAAGTATCTTGAAAACCCCTTCCTGAATCATGTTTGTCAGGGGAATAATCTTCGTTGCAAATTCTTGAAACTTACGGTCAAGATCAACCTGCGCCTGGCGCGCGGCCTTCCCTTCGTCCTCAATTTCTCGGAAGGCGTTGATTTGCGTCAAAACCTTTTTCAAGCCATCTTCGGTCGTCGCGCCATTGAGCGAGTCCTTCTCCCTGGCGGTGAGTGCCTTGTTTCCAGTGAGCCCAAGTGCTTTTTCCTTCATCGTGGCAAGTTCTTTGCTGTCGCCCTGGTCGATGGCGGCCAGCATGCCCATTTGCGACAAGCTGATCTTGGACGCGTCTTTTCCAGTTCCGCTTAGCGCGCTGGCGATGCGCTCCTGAAGCCCGCCGATCCCGCCTTCGCTTCCGTGCTGCTTGATCAGCGAGCGCGCGCCAATGTCGGACACGCCATACTTGCCCATCATTGCCATCGGCAGAAATTCAGGGCTGTAGGAGGATTTCATTTCGTCGACATCGCGGTCGTAGAACGACTTGCTTCCGCCGCGCTTTGCCATGTCCAGCAAATGCGCCTGCCGGGCCTTATCACCGTCCGCCAGCTTGTAGAGCGGTGAGTTCTTACCGAACGTGCTTTGCGCACTCGCCCACGGGCCGGCATCGCCAATGGCGCCCATGTCTGTGGCGTTCGCCCCGAATCGCTGCGCCCAGCCAAGGCGCATGTTCATCCCAGCCTCGCCACCGCCATTTGCCCAATTGCCGGCGACTTGCCCCATGAGGTTTGCCGAGCCCCTGGCATCCATTCCCGGCAGCTTCATGCCGCCGAGCTTGCCCATCAATTCGGCATAGCCTTCGACGTTGGCGACCTGCAGTGATTGGCGCGACGTGGATTCAGTGAAATGCGCGATGGCGCTCATCACCTCATCGGCCTTCGAGAAGGCGCCGGTCTTTCCCACGGCATCACCGATCAGGTAGGCCAGCTTGCGATTGTCCTTTTCGCCGTCCGAGGCCTTGAAGTGGCGCATCGTGGCGAGAAAATCGACGCCGGCCTCCGGCGCCAGGCCGAGCCCTCGAGATAGTTGGGTACCTTGCCCTACGGCCTGGCCGATGCCAAAGCGGGCGGACTCGCCAAAAATCTGCGACGACGCGGCGTACTGCTTGGCGAGCTTGGCGCTTTCGGCGCTGCTGATGCCCATTCCGTTCGTGAAAAGACGAACGGACTCGCGCAACTCGTCAAACCCAACGGCGGCACCGCCGACCGACATTCGCAAGTCGTGGTACTGCGTCGCTTCGTCTTGCGCATCACCGACCTTCTGACCGACCTTCTGCACAGCCTTGATGCCGACATAAGCCAATGCGGCGATGCCTGCCGCTTTTCCGATCATTCCCATGCCGCCGGCCGAGCCCGCGCCACCGTCAGAGTCTTGCGCGCTCCTGTAGCCTTGGTGAAGGATTCCGCTCGCAACACCGCCGCCCGCGCCGGTCGCGCGGAACATTCCGCCAAACGCAGTCCGAAGCATTCCGCCAATGCCGCCGCTCTGCTGTTGCGTTGGGCCAAGACCAAGCTGCTGCATCACCTCGTTGTAATGACGGTTTGCCTGCCGCTGCCCGGGAAAAGTCTGGCTGAATCCATTCGCCCACTTCTCCATGTCGCCGCCGTAGCGCTTCAAGCGCTGGCTGAACTTTGACATTTCCGTGAAATCGCGAGCGACTTGCGCAATCTGCGCATCGGTGAAAGTCTTGCCCATGCGCTGAGTGAGCGCCCGGCGGGCCGCCGCCTCGCGCTTTGCGATTTCGGAATCGGGGATTGTCCCGCCAGGACTGTTTCCACCGCCGGGCTTATTCGGCGTTCCGCCGTCTACCTTGACTTTCGCGTTGATATCAATGCTTGGCATCGTTTATACCTTCCTCCCACTCCCCAGCCGCAATAGCATCGGCCCGGTCGGCTTCGGCGAGGATTTCTTCAATATCAATGTCGTCGTCTTCGTAGTCTTCGACCGCGTTAGTTTCTGCGTACTGGCATGCCCAGAACTCGGCCTCAACCTCTTCCGGGGTCAAGGCCAAGAATCGCGGATCATTCGGCGGTAGGTTGTACCGGCGGCGAAACCAGAACGGGATCGACTTCGACAGAGCCTTGCCCGCCTTCTTCGCGCGCTGCGTCTCGGTCTTTTCGAAATCGGGCCTCGGCATCTTGCAGCTTCAAGAAAAGCTGCCATGCCTGGTCCTCCGCTTCAGGGCGATCCACCAAGTCAATCGCTTCGATGTCTTCCCAGCCCTTCGGGCAGGACACATTTAGCGTCTTGTAGACGGCGACAACCGTCACTTCGGCGACAGCATCAAGGTCGTCGCCAAAATCGCGTGACATGCGCGCAATCTCGCCGCGAATCTTGATTCGGTCGCCGAAGGTGCGCCGGGCAAAGCGAAACTTGCCGACCCCATCGAGTTCGATCAGGAAGTCGGTATCCTTTGGCTCGCGCATGGGTTAAACGCCGATGCCAGAGACTTTGAGCGCGTTGAACGATGCGCTGGTGCTGACGACCTGGTTGGCCGTGATGCGAACGTCACCAGAGGCATAAGAACAGCCCATGTATTTCCGCAGTTCTTCGCCGGTGTCCTTGGCGATGACGACAATATCGAACACCCGGCCGACCAGCGCGTCGTCGCCGTCAGTGACCGTAATTCCGGCACTGCGAAGCTGCTCCTTCTCGAGAACGATCGCCTCAATCTGCAGCGAGTACCGGGCGGTTGTCGGGACATATTCGAGAACGTTGATGTCGCCAATTCCGGTCACCGGCTCCGGGCTATAATCGTCATGCAACGAAACGGACTTGCACGCCCCTACCTGCTTGCCGTCGAACATGACGGCGATTCGATTGCCTGATTTTGCTTTGACGTTGGTCGATGCCATGACATGACTCCATGTGGATAATGGAGTCAGCGTGGCGTCACGACCGGAACGGGAGTATGGTTCATTCCTTTTATGAAATCGCGTGAACAGAGGGAATAAATGATCCGAATAAACATTTTTGTCGCCGCAGTATTTCTACTTGCGGCAACTCACGCCGCAGCGCAAGATGACCCGTGCAGCAAGAAATGGGCGTACCCGGACAACGCCATCAAGCATCACACAGCGGACTCGACATGGAAGAACTGCGGCGAGCCGGAAGTTCGGATGGTGGCGGTTTACCAACAGAAGAACTTGGTATGGAGGCGCTGTAGCGAGGGGCAAGCATGGAGCGCCGGAACATGCAAAGGTGGGGCAAGCCTTTTCACATATGAGCAGGCGCTGAAACGCGCTGAATCTCAAGCCGGCTGGCGAATGCCAGATCAGTTGGAGTTGAGTTCCCTACACCGTGGCACCAAAGACACCCCTGCAATCGATCTTGCTGCATTCCCCTCTACTCCTGGATTTGCCTATTGGTCATCGACGCCGGCAGGCCCAGAAGGATATGCGTGCGGATATGATTTTCGTGATGGCGGCGTAGAGGTATGCACGCTTCGGAGCAAGAAATTCCATGTGCGGTTGGTGCGCCAGTAATATGCGAATATCAACGAGACGTTATGGAATTGGCGCGGTTCTACTGGCGGCGTCAATTACCGCCTTCGCCGATTGTCCCGCCGGCCAGGTGCCCGGCCACGACCGAAACGGCAACCGAGCGTGCATCAGCACTGAGAATCAGAACGTCGTCGCCCTGGATGCCGTGCAGGACGCGCACTGCTCGCCGGGGTATGAACGGTTTCTGGATCCGCAAGGCCGGTATGTCTGCATCGACAAGAAGACGGGCGTGAATGCCAATCCGCGCCGAGCGAACTGCCCGCCTGGCACTTGGCTGAAAACGGATGCTTGGGGCTACGAGCGCTGCTTCCCTGTGCCCTGACAGGCAAAAAAGAAGCCGCGCAAGGCGGCCTCTTTACTGGAATCCCCTCTCGGTTAGAGCGAGGCGCTACCGCTCCACGGAACGGCGTGCAAGACGATGGTGATGTAGTTGCACGGCAGAACAGGGCTGCACTCGAATTCGACCTTCATCTGGTCGCCGTCGATACTGGCCTTGATGTTTTTGTAGGCCGGGTTTTCCTTGTCGCCGACAATGACCGCCGGCCCCATCGGCTCGGGCTCGGCCAATTTCGCCAACGTCGAATCGACGCGAGAAATCGCCTGAGCCAGCAGCAGCGGCGTCGCTTTCTGCCCGCGCAGGTCGTCGAGGATGTTGCGGACGTTCCGAGAAACGAAGTCGCATGCAACGCCGACCGAGATTTCGACCCGGTTGTAGTTGTCATTGACGCGCCAGGTGGTGATTGACTTGACCACCTTGTAGCCCTTGGCCGTGTCCTCGACGCACAGCACGCCGCCGAGGATCAGCTTGTCGGTATCGGTCGGGTTGCGCAGCTTGCGCTCCAGGCCGCGTACCTTGATCGTCTTGTTGGTCAGTGCGGTACCCGGATTGACGCCGGAGAACGCGCCGGCCAGCATGGCGGCCAGGATGTAGGGCGGATAGAGCGTCAGAACGCCGGCCGCGTTATAGTCGTAGAATCCCAGGTGCGTATAGGACGTGCGGTCGCTGCCGAGCGCCTTGGCCGCCGCAATGGCTGCTTCGTCGGTGGCGCCCGTGTCGCCGCCGGTGATGGCGCGGCGCTCCATACGCGCGATATTGCTCATGTACGCGCAGTGCGTGTCGGCCATCGCATGAATGGACGGCATCGGCGACACCGGAGACACCCACTGAACATCGACCGTCTGCAGCACCTCGAATGCTTCTTGCCATTGGGTGTTGGTCACTTCGCCATTGCTTGCTCCGGCGAGGTAGGTGAAGGCAATGTTTGCCGGGACCGTGCCGACATTGACCTTTCGAGTCGCGGTGATGAAGCCTTCGCCATTCGAGTTGAACCAATCCACGACCGCTTGCAAGTTCGCCGTTGCCGTGTAGCTGGTCGTCTTGACCGACTGCGCTGACACAAAATCCAGGCCGTTGAGCGTCGCCTTCTCGTCGTTTCCGTCAAGAACGGCCGCCTCAAACCCAGCGATTGCGCCGATTCGATCAACCACCTGGCTGATCGTGCCGTAGGTCGTCAGATCGATCACCACGGCCGGAGTGGCACCGGCCGTAAGGGTCACCGCCGAAGAGGTCACCGACAAGGTCGCCGTTGCTTCGGTGCCGGTATAGACGACCGAGAACGCGTTGCGGTGGACATTGTCGCTGTTGTAGTAGTCGTCACCGAATTGCGTCGTCAAACTCTTTCCGACAACCGAGCCGGCTTCGATCTTGACCTTGATGCTGTTGGTGAAGAGGCCGTAGCCTTGCGAAACGAGGTCGATCACGCTGGCGGCCGAGCCATCCTTGAGCGCAAGGCTCGCCTGCGTTGCCGGATTGACGCGGACGAAAATCACCGTCGACGGACCGTAGGTCTGCGCGGACGGGTCGAAAGCCAACTCGATAGCCTTCAGTGCATCGCCGGAGCGCAGCACGTCACGAGCTTCGGAAGCCGAGCCAAAGCTGAGTGCTGTCATCGGCTTGCCGCCTTCGGACTTCCCGATCACGGCCAGAACGTTGCCAACGCTCAGGTTCTTGTTGTACATGGCCGAGTCATCGACCACGCTCATTGTTGCCGGGCTCACCCACAGCCGGCCGTTGAAAAACACACCCATGGTCAATCTCCTTTAAGCGGGCTGATTTGCGAAAGCGACGAGGCGCGCGGCGAACGCAGACGACACGTCCTTGGTGCGGCCGGCAACGCGCTCGGAATGCTCAAAACCGCCGATCAACTCGACGCGGCGATCCGTAGCGGAAAGCCGGGTGCAGAACTCAATCAGCGACAACGGCGTTTCGGCCTCGACGACATCCGCAACGGCCTCGGCAACCACGGCAACGACTTCAGCCTGGCTGGCGACGGGTTCATTTTTTGCCATTTGGAAAAGCTCCTTTATTTAGAAAATTGGGGTTGTAACAACGTCGCGGATTGCGCCCTCAAGGGCCGTGTTCAGGCTCATTGCGGTACAGGTGAGCGTGCCGTTGATCAGATAAACCGGCGCCGAGTAGCGCTCGAACTCTTCGGCGTCTTGCTGGCTCAGGTTGGGGTTCATCATTCCGGCGTCGTTGAATATCGCCAGGTTGCCAATGACGATTCGCTTGATCGCCTTGCGCAGCGCGATGCGCTCGTCCGGATTCAGGGAGTAACCAACGATTCCGATATTCCAGTGCGACAGCCAGCCTTCGGACGACTCCCACCCCAAGGAACCCTCGTCGAACACGTCTTCGGTCATGGTTTCGCCAATGGCGCGGTCGCCTGACGAATCCACGTTCACGTGGACGGTGACTATCGGCCAGGCGGTGTTCTCGAAAAGGGGCGGTGCAGTCAGCACCTGGATGCGGCCGTTCTTGTTGTTCAGCTTTCCGCGCGCGACTTCGACCTGGAGGCCAAGGTCGACGCGTTCTCGGACAATCGACAGAACGTCGACAGAGCCGTCGTCATCGATGGCCGCTGGCGTGATTGAGCGTGAGGAATCGGATAGCCAAGCCTTTGCGACCAGCGAATAGAGCCTGTAGAAATAGGTCGTTCCGTTGATCAGTCCGGACCAATCCAGAACCGCTTTTGTTGGCTCGCCGTCATAGACGACAACGGCGCCGACATCATTCCAGCCGGCAAAGGTGTCTGCCGTCTTGCGCAGCAGAACGCAGCGCGTCGCGCCGGTCGGCGGATTCAAAATCAGCCGAGTAGCGTTGCCGGTCGGTAGCGGTTGAGCCATAACTATCATGCGTCGATACTGGCGTCACGACCGGGGCGTGACACTAGACTGGCGCAAAGGGGGCTCTATGGCCGATTACTCTGTCACGCTGGATTTCAGCAACGAAACGCTTGGCATGGCTCAGATCAACAAGATGCTGGCCGCCAGAATTCACGGTGCCATTGGCGTTGCCGCGCAGAATGTCTATGCGCTATGGGCTGATCGGGTAATGAAGGCGCCGGGGATATGGCATCCTGAACGGGTCGCCTATGTCCAATCGCTGAAGTGGAACTACACCGGGGATCTGTCGGCACGCGTATGGACCGACTACAAGGTCGCCGACGAAATTGAAACCGGACGGCCGTCGCGCGACCTCAAGCGTATGCTGCAGACCAGCAACAAGACGCGGCAAGGGAAAAACGGGAAGTATCTGATCATCCCATTCAGGCACAACGTTCCAAGCGGAGACGGCCACTCGAGCAACGCAAGGCAGATGCCCCCAGAGATTTATGCCATGGCTCGAAAGCTCCCGGTATCAATGACTACGGGAAAGACAACCCGCGTGTCGGCAACCGGCGCCACCGTGCCGCAGAGCACCTACAAATGGGGCGGTCGCCTTCCGGCGGGCCTGGCGCCAAAGCTCAACCCGTCGCACGCCAGCGATCCGTATGCTGGCATGGTGAAGATGCGCGAGAAAGGCAGCAGCAAGGCGTCCGGATACTTGACGTTCCGTGTCATGACGGAAAGGTCGCCGGGCTGGATCATCCCGGCAAAGCCCGGCCAGTTCATCGCTCGCGACGTGGCGAAAGAGGCGCAGCCCGATGTCGAAGCGATTATTGCCGGGTCGATGGAAGGGTGACTACTTGCCGAACAGGTCGAATTTGCGAAGCGCTACCCGTTTCGGCAGCGCTGCGCCTTGGTGCTCGTTGCGGTCACTTGGCAGGCTGGAGTAGACGTAATACTCGTCGAACTTGATCCCCGTGATCGAATACTGAACACCAGCATCTGGCTCGCCGCTCGCCCAGGTCAGCGCGCCACCTTCGCCAACGGTCGGAATGCCCCCATCGACAATGCCGGTCTTCGCCGCGTTGCGCCAAAACACGCGCGTCACCGACTGCACGGGAATATCCAGTAAGCGATCATTGTCGCCCCGGGTAAGCACCCGCGAGAACACGTCGGTACTGTTGAGCAGGGTGATTCGGTCGAACTTCCCCATGTTGTAGCACGCGGCACTGTTCGGTACCGTCAAGGTCAGATCGCCTTGCTCCATCGCGCCGAAGTCTTGAAACTGCGAATCGACCCCTTGCCGCGTGACGCCGGCGACGCTTTCAACTGGAGCGTTCCACATCCGCCCCTTGCCGTGGCATAGCGTGCAAGACGTGTCGGCCGCACCAGAGAATTCAATCACGCACGGGCACATGAAGGACTGGCGCCAGAGCAGGCGCTGTCCGACGTGCTTCAGGTGGCGATTGAACGCGGCCGGATCCAGTTTCACCGGCTGTACCCTGGCTGCGCCTCAATCTCGCCTTGCAGTTGGTTCAATCGAAGCTGAACCATGGCTGCGTCTTTCGCTAATCCTTGGCAGGCTTCTTCTTCCGCTGCAGGTTCTCCGGCAACAGGTATTGCGCTTCCCCCGGCTCCATCGACTGCGCCGATGGTCGGAAGGCGGATGCCGGTACAGGCGGGCACGTTGCGCTGCACCCGGCCACACTTGCCAGTAGCCACGCAACGACGATAAACATCGCCAGCTTCGATAGAGTCTGCAAGTTGTCGGCTTGCGCTTGCATACGCCGCACTCGCCTTGTCGCGCTGTAGGTCTGCTGCATCTTTTGCCTCCTGAATAAGTTTGACTTGCGTCTGTTTGTACTGCGTGAACTCCTGTTCAGCGTGCGTCAGGCGCAACCCCTGGACAAACCAAGCGGCGCCGCCGCCTGACGCCGCGCCAAAGCCGAAGACAGCCAAGGCAGCCCACAGCAACACCAGCGGATTGCCGGTGATAATCTTCAACAGCCAGTTCATTGGCCTACTCCCATGCACATTTTGAAAACGCGTTCGCGATCCTTCGGGATTCCGCCACAGAAATGCTTGTTTTGCGGAAGCGTGCAGTCGCGCCCTTGGACGTACTTGTATTGCTTGATCACTGCGCAGCCGCCCGCGTAGTCGCCGGTCCTGAATTTCCTGACAATGCCGGACTTGCAGACGGTTGCCGTGCCCATGTTGTAGGCCAGGTCGACAAGCGAGTCATACTCGTGCTGGTACATCACGATGCCGCCGGCGCACGCCTTTATTCCAGCCTCGTATTTGCTCTTCACGTCGCGCTGCGCGAGCTCGCGCGCTGCGGTCCTAGTGATCGTGTCGCCCATCTGCACCGGCGAGCCATCCGGCCGGAATGTGCTTCCGTAGCCATAGGTCGGCCGATCTTCTGGAACCGGGATCATCGCAGCCGGTTCAAACCCCTCGCGCGTCAGGATGCCGGCAAAGGCCACGGCCGAAATCGCGAGTGTCGCCGCTGCTTTGCGGATATTAGGATCCATTGGTCATCCTCGGCTGCGCCACGATGCGCGAGACGGTTGCGCCGATGGCCACGACGAATGACAGGCCTGCAAATATCCCTCGAGGAAGGTTATCGCCGAGCAACGGCAGCACAACCTCGGCGCCGGAGAATGCAGCAGCAATCAGCGCCAGCCTGATGCTCCAGGCTTTTCTGAAAATGGTCTTCCAGTCATTGACGAGCCCCATCTACATCACCATGCATCGGATACCTTGCAGGGAGTCCCGCAAGGTGTTGAGCATTGAGTCGACGCCGGCAGAGAACTTATCCACATCGGCCGAGAAGGACTGGCTCAGGCCATCGGCTGAGATTGAGCCCGACTGCGGGACAAACGCATCGTTGATGATGCGCAGCACGGACATTTTCTTGATCAGGTCGATCAGGTCCGGATAGTCGCGCGCCGCGTTCGTCATGCCGGCGAGGTATCGAATCTTGATCATTTGCGGAATCGTCCGGCCGCCAGCCATCATCGACATGATCATTGCCGAGAACGCGCCGACCGCCATCGTTCCGCCGGCCGGGACGAATTGGATATGCCCGGCCTTCTTGTCGACGCGCATCCATGATGCGGGAATGTGCAGCGTGCTGGCCGCCGGCGCCGGATAGACGAATTCCATCGAGACGACCTTGGATATCAGCTTGTTGCGCAAGACCAGATAGCCCCAATCCTCGGTGTTCCACAGTTCGGGCTCATAGTCGTAGGCGGCCTCTTCGACCCATGGCGCATCGCCGACAGCTACTATCTCCGCATCGCTTGGCTCGCCGGCAAAGACCGTCGTCGGCTCGAAGAACACGCGCAGGCGCCGCGCTGCGTCCGCTTCGGCGGCCAGCAGCTTGCTGTAGACGTAGTCGTCATCCAGGTCGGTCGCCGTGAAATACGATCCGCCGGCCACGATCAGTCGATTCGAGCGAAGCTCCGCGACGATCTTCTCTTTGTCGGCAAAGAGGGTCACTGGCGCATGTCCTTGAAAGAGTTCATGGGGTCATCGTGCCGTCACGACCGACAGCAAAAAGCCCGGAGTGACCCGGGCTTTCTGGTGGTTACGCGGCCGGTTGCCTGGTATCAGGCGGCTGGCGCTTCCTTTTTGCCTTTGCCGGTTTTGCTGGCAGCGAGCGCTTCGTCCGTTTTGCCGGCATCGGATTCTTCGCCGGGTTTTCCGGCAGCGAGCGCTTCGCCGTCATCCTCGACCGTGTAGCCGGGAATGTCTTCAAACTGGCTGGCCTCGTCTTTCGAGAGCCCTTCGGCGACGACGCTTTGATCATCCTGGCGAACGAAGTCGATGCCGTTGATGTTCTCGGTCACATGGGGCAATGTGCAGGTCACTTTCATGATTCTGTCCTTATCGGTTTTCGATGGTGACGACTTGCGCCGCACCGCCGAGGGTTGAAGCGTGATCGACGGCCGCGCCGTGATTGGCGTCGAGCTTGGCGAGCAGCGCGTTGAACTTGGTTGCCAGCGCGTTGAACTTGGTTGCCAGCGCGTTGTTTGCGGCGATCAAGTCGAAAACGATGTCGCCGAGTTTGGCGGCCGCGTGCGCCGGCATGGCGCCATTGAGAACCTTTTGTCTATCCAGACCCATCTTTATCTCCTTGGAAAAACGACGACCCCGAAGGGCCGCCATTCGTCAAACGTCGCCTATCAGGCGTGCGGCTTCCACGCGGCGTTGGCCGGGAGGATGTTCTTGATGTAGCCGTGGTGCTTCGGCTTCGTCACGCGCAGGTAGCCGAACAGGAACTGGAACCAGCTATTGACCGGGACGCCGCCGATACCGAAGGGCAGCGGGATCTTGGTCATGGGCTGGAACTGGCGCCAACCGATTGCGTCGGCAGACGGGTTCATGTTCAAGCAAGGCACTTGAACGGTGCCGGGAATGTCGAGGTTGAAGTCGACATAGGTGCCCGCCTTGGCGATCACCTTGACCAGACGGAAGTCAGCAGCAACCGCGCCGGCGCCATTCTGCTTCGAGCGGTAGATCGCGTAGCCCGACTCGGCACCTCCAGCAGACGGCGTGATCGTGATCGTCACCTTGTTGCCCGAGCCGACAGCAGCCGTTCCGGAAATGGTGATCGCCGAATTGCCTTCACCGTTCGGCCCGATACCGGCGACGGCGTAGATGTAGTTGCCGGCGCGCGCGGTGTTGAACTGGCTCGTCGCGGTGGCGTCGGCAGCCGCAGCGACCGCGACCGTAGCCGGCTTGAAGGCCGCATTGGCGACGGCGACGGTCGGCCAGGTGACTTCGGTCGGCTTCGCCATCGGGAAATCGCCGTGGTGAAGGAACGTGTCGATGTTGGTCTTGAGGATGCCTTCGGTAAGGCGAATGCCTTCAACGTGGCCGCCGATGGTCAGCGTCGTGTTTTGCTGGCTGCTCCAACGGAATGAAGGGTCAAGACCCATATTCAGGTCGGTTTGAACGGCAGTCGGCAGGAAGGTTTCGGTGATGCGGCCCCAATTGCCGTAATCCTGAATGGCCGCCTGCAGACGGGTGAAAGGATCCACCGAAGTCATGGCCGAGCCGTTCATGTTGATGACGTGATCTGACCCGCACTTGCCGGCGGCGATGGCGGCGTCGATCTGGGTGAAGATACCGTCGAACTGCGTCGGCGAAGCAGCGGCATTGCCGTTGAACAGCAGGTACTCGGCATCGGTCAGGAGTTGCAGGGCGCCGTTGCGCTCTTCGACCGCCATCGGCTCGGCCATGTTCTTGCCGAGGTTCAGCACGTAGCCGACTTGACGCATCGTCATCAGGAACTTGACCAGGCCGATTTCACGGCTGTATTCGCCCTGAGCCGCGCGAACGGTACCCATTTGCGAGTTGGTCGATCCACCGAGAACGCCGCCGATGCTGTTCTGACGGGTGTATTCATCAACGATGTTGGTCGCCGACGACTGGTGCAGCTTCTTGAACAGAACGAAGTGCTCTTCTTCCTGCACGACCGTCTTCATCGCGGTATCGAGCGACTGTTGGCCCAGCGCGCCGCCACCGGTCAGCGTCGCCGTGTCGGTTTGGTAGGCGCTCGCGGTCAGCGCCTTCTGCAGTTCGCCGACTTCCGCCAGCGCCCCGCCTTGCGAGCCGCCCAACACCGCAGCGCCGCCGGCCGCTACGCCAGCGAATTGCGCCATGAGTTCTTGAGGATTCATTTTGTAAGTCTCCTGAGTTTTGAAATTTTGAAACGGGTTAGCCGGCCATGATCTTGCTGACGATGGCCTGGTCGATTTCCGCGCCGTGGCGCAGGGCCACATCGCAAATCGTCAAATCTTTTCCGCTGATGCGACCGGAGTCGTAGGCGGCATTGGCCTTCTGCATGAAGCTGGTGGCGTTCAGCGGGGCGTTGTCCTGCAGGCTCTTCACCATGTCGAGCGACGGCGACACCACGGACTTGCGGCCGGAGCCTGAATTCGCCAGCACAGCGTAGTTTTCCTGCAGCGACTTGATCATGGTGCTTTGGCGCGTGACCACGCCGACCAGGATTTCGAGCGACTTGGTAAGGTCGGACTTTTCGGCCTTGTCGTCCTCGACGCCTTTCGCCAGGTCGTCGATGCGACCGGTCAGCGATTTGATCAGGTCGGTGGCATCAACGGCCTCGAAGGGCTCGCCTTTGTCCGTGGTCCCGGAGAACGACTTGGTAAGCGGCCCAACTTCGGCAGCCGCCTTGCCTTCGCCTTCGCCCTGGCCTTCGCCGTCATCGGCCTTCTTGGCGGTAGGCTTGCCGTCCGCGTCGAGCTCGTCGTCGCCCTTGTCGGCAGCGCCATCGGCGGCAGCCGCCTTGATTTTTTCAGCATCCTCGTCGGCTGCTGCATAGCTCTTTTGCAGCGTCTCAAGGTCGTCCAGCAGTTTTTCGTAGCTCAATTGTTGCTCCTTTAAGTTCGCCGCTTAGCAGCCGATTGTTGAATTCCACGAAGGAACTTTTCGACCCACTCAGAAGCCTGGTCATCGGAAAGCCCGAACGTGCGAATAGCGTAATTTTTAAAGTCACGACCAGCCGAGTGGTTGCGGATCGCTGCTGACAGGCGCTCGCGAAAGTCGAAATAGCTCTTGATTCCGGTATCGATTGATTGCGTGCCGAGGGCTGCGCCGCCGGTCAGCGCGCTGGCATCCGTGGCGTAGCTGGCTTCGAGCGCCTTGCCGAAGACAAAGCCGTTCAGCGACTTGGCGAAAACACCAAGAGGTGCAGTTGACGCAACGTCGAGCCCTGGATGTACCGGCCCGGTGCTGAGCGCCAGGTTGTTCCAGCGCGATTTCGTCACCACAGGGATCTTGTCGCCGGTGAGCGGGTCGATTCGAATTTCTCGGCCAAGCACGGCGCCGCCGACAGAGGCGTAGTAGCGCGCAGGCGGATTGAGCTTGGTCAGCCCGTCCCAAACGTTGTTGGCCTTGGCTGCCAGCGGCGTATCGCCAGAATAGAGCCGGGCCTTTACCAGAGTGGTATCGCCGGAGAATCGCACCTCGAGCGGCTGCCCGATGGCCCACTCTTCGGCGATCAAGCCGAAACGCTGCGCCACGCTGGGCATTGACTTGTGATCGAGGTCGAGTTGCCCGAACTTGATGAAATACTCGGCCGATTCCTTCAGCGCCTTGGCAAGTACAATCTCGCCCTCAATGTCCTTGGACTCTTTCGACGCCTCGACGTAGATGATTCGGCTATCGCCCTCGGTTGCCGGCGTAGCCTTCATCATGGTTCCGAAAACCATGAAGTCGGGGATGGTGGATAGCAGTTGCTCGTCGTTCAGCATGCCGCCATAGTGGCGTCACGACTGGCGGCACCGCCCCGCTAAATTGGTGATTTGCTTTTTGATAGCTATATAGCTATATTTCTATAATACTATCTATAAGGCGGTCACCCATGATCTACGCTGTTGTAAACACCAAGGGCGGCGTCGGAAAAACGACGACGGCGGTTCATCTGGCGACGATGCTTTCTGGGCTGGGGAAAACGCTATTGATCGACGGCGATCCGCAAGCGAGCGCGGCGAGTTGGGCCGCGTGGCGGCGCGACAACTCCGCCCTCGACCCGAGCCCGACCACTACATGCCTTTCAGGCAAGGCGATTCTTTCTGAAGGGAAACAGCTTGCAGCGGGTTTTTCTCACGTTGTCGTTGATGCCGGCGGGCGTGATTCGGCTGGCTTGCGTTCTGCGCTTCTTCTGGCTCAGGTTGCAATCATCCCTATCGGTGCGAGCAACCTCGACGCTGCGGCGCTGACCGATCTTCTTGAGATCGTTGAATTGTCGCGCGACTATAATCCGGGGCTTGATGTGCGCGTCTTGCTAAACCGAGTAGACCCACGAACCAAGGATGCGGGGGAAATGCTTGAATTCCTTGTCGAGCAAAAGCTGACGGTTCTACCGACCAAAATCTGTGAGCGAGTGGCCTATAGGCGCTCCATCGGGGATGGATCTACCGTGAAAGAAGTTGGCAAAGACCAGGCGGCAATTGCCGAAATGAACGCCTTTTTCGGGGAAGTTTTGTCATGAAGGCCAAACCCAACATTCGCGAGTTTCTTGATGGCGGTGCCGCCGACGTTGCCGACCGCTCTGCTCAGAAACCCGTTGCAGCCCCAGCAATCCAAGCAAAGACGCCTCGCGAGCAAAAGGTTTTTCGCCTACCACTTGATGTCATCCAAGACCTCAAGCGCGAAGCATACGAACGATCATTGGCGTCGGGTTCGCGTGTAACAGAAACGGAATTGGTCGAGCAAGCACTAAGGGCGTTCTTTGCTAGATAGCTACCTATATAGCTATCTATCAACCAAAAGCAGAGAATGCACTTTCGCCGGTCTAAGCGCCCCGTTTTCTAGCCCCTCGACAGCGCGCGCAGAAGCGCGCCCTTCTCCTTCGTTAGCGCCAGGTATTCATTCGCCGCGTCGCGGTCCATGACGGCCTTTGGGCGCAGTTCTTCCAACCGCTTTACCACCTGATCGAAACGCGCTGATGCGCCGCTGGTGATGGCGTCGCCCTGCGCCTTGGTCTTAGCCAGCGCGCCGGCCGCTTGCCCGAGGCGCCGGCGAACATCGGCGGTATCCTGATCGTGGCTCATAGCCCAATATCCTCGTCAAATAGCGTCACAGGTTCATTGTCCGGGCCGATGCTGGTCGCCCTGCCCATGTTGTTCTCGTAGTTCGCTCGCCAGGTCAGCAGCGCGTCGCGCATGGCATCGTCGAATGACTCGTAGTCCGGCATGCGCCCAACTACATCCGGCTGCTCATAGGCGCCAAGGATCGGCATGGCCGCCTGATCATAGTGGCGCTTCAAGAACGCCTTGACGAAGTACCAGAAGACGCCGAAGTCCCGGTACGCCTTGACATTGTTGTCGAGGACTTTACGGATATTGCCGGCGAGTTGTTCGGGCGAGAGCATGGCGGCCATTACGCGACCTTCCTTTCATTTTCGGCACGCTTTGATGCGAGCATTTCGGCCAGTCTATCGCGGACCGTCTGAGTCCGGTTTGTATCCCACTGACTGTTCGCCCCGATTGTTCCATA